GCGGCCAAGGGGGGCGCTCTTCTTGGTGGTCTATTTGGTGGTGGCACTAGAGCTGTGTTCGGTAGCAAAGAAGGGCCTGATGCTATGCCTGAACCAGCAAAGGAGGAGACAGTAAAGATGCCCCCTTCGGTTACTACACCAGAAGGTGAAGCAGTCTCCCCAGAGGTAGGAGAGATCCTTGAGGGTGAACAAGCACCTCAGAGTGAATTAACACCTGAGGATGAGGCCGCAATTGATACAGAGATTGATGAGTCCCTTGTAAATAGACCTCCTCCTGTAGAGCAGGACAGAATGCCTACCGTTACAGGACAAGAACTTGAGACACAGCCTGCCCCAGAGCCTTTGAGTCCTGACTCAGCTTCAGCAGAGGTTGCAGAGGCAGTTGAAGAAATGCTAACAGCGGAAGACGAGGCCGCTATTGATGCAGAGCTGCGACGGGAAATATCAGGGGACATAGCCCCAGAGGGTCCTGTCCCCGTGGATCTTGTTGTTGAGGATGCAGAGGCACAGCCTGAGTCCATTGTAGAATCAGCGCCCGTTACTGCCCCACCCCAGGAGGTTGATTCCGAGGCAGTAAAGGAACAACAGGATACTATTGATGATGCTGAGTCCCGCATTGCGGACTTGCAGTCCGAGATAGATACTGAGAAGAGCAATATCAAAGAAGCCAGGGATAGGAATAAAAAAGAAATTGCTGCTGTCCGCAAGTCCAAGCTATCCAAGGAAGATAAGGCCGATAAAATAGAGGACCTCAAGGCATCTCTACAGGACGAGGTTGATGACATCAACGGAAACATTGGCATCTACAAGGAAGAGATGTCTAGTTTCAAGAAGGACCTACGAAAAGCTAAGAAGGAACTAGATAAATTAAATACCCCAGCCCAGGAGGCTGCCCCAGAACCAGAGGGTGCCTTAACATCTGAAGAGCTTGAATACATCCTTGGACAAATGGACGGGGACCTAACCGTAGGTGCTGATGCTCCGATTATACTGTTCACAGACGAGGAAGTAAAGACATCAGCGGTTAACCCAAGCTCTGGTAACAGGCTTGCTAAAAACATACGTGACAAAATAGGTCTCAAGGCTCCGAAGATGGGCGCCGTCAGGTTGAACCTAAACTCTGCATTTATTTTACCCGACGGCAGAAGAGGAATCCTCCAGACGGTTCACCCAATCAATAAATCAGGTAAGCCTAACTATAATTCATCTGCAACCTACGGATCAGCTTTCACTATAAAGAATGCACGTATAAATATTCTACCCCTCAACAGGGCGCTTATTGCCCTAAAAGTAGCTACTAAGAATCCGATGGCCAGTGTCCAAGGAGAGATAGTTGATGTGGCTCCCTCCACCGAAGGGACTGTATTGTTTTTCAATCCTTTCAAAAATAGTGCGTTCGTCGATAAAGACGGAAGACCAGTTATAGGAGCTGACGAGATAACCGTTCACGGGAGCAGGGGTTATGCCAGGGGCAATGTTCAATACGCTACCTCTACCCCAGAATATGCAACGAAGCAAGATGTATTAAACTTCCTGAACGGAGTTCCCTACAAGGGCAAAAAACTTTCTATTAGTAGTGACACCAAGATTAATACGAAGAATAAAACTCAAGAAGAGATTCAAGGAGAGCTAGAGGCTATAAAGCGAGAGGTAATGGAGCTTCCTGAGCCTTCTATAGATACAGTTGATGATAGTGCGCCACTGACAGAACAAGATGTACAGGACGGAAAAGAGGGAGAGCAAGGGCTTGTCGTTGATACTCCTGTAACTGGTGATGTGGTTGCGGGGGCTGACTTAATTCAACCAGGCGGTCCCGTAAGTGTTCCTAACGCGCCAGTTATCTCCAGGTCTTCACTGCGTGATAAAAATGGATTTATATATTTCTCGGACCGCACAAGGGTAGGAACATACACTGGGCTGGACCCTGAGAGTGGCATTAGTATTCCGCTACAGGGCGGCATGGGCTATGCGTTCATCCCCCAGAATGTCCAAGCGGAGGCTGGCTGGGCATTTACGTCTGATAATATATTTACTCGCTTCCGCGATAAGGTAAATCAAACTGATGGGATTGGATACGTAGCTTTGTACACCAAGGAAAACCTGAGGGCTAACGGGACTTTCTTACTAGCCTATATAGCGGAGGTTGAGTATGCACTCGCTTCTGGTAAACTAACAAGGGCCGACTTCCAAAGTGAAATCAACGGACTGCGTGAAAGGTTCCTTGCAAAGAAAGTTAAAGATAAGGACTTTATTTCTAGAGATGTGGATTGGTATTCGTTGTGGAACAAGCAATGGAAAACACCCGCGGACCTTCAAGCTGCACTTGATGCAGCGGGGTTTGAAACTAGAGCAGCGGCTTTTTCAGCTAAGAAAGCTACAACGAAAGGTGCAAAGCCTGGTGATTTATCTGGTGGTCAGCTAGCATCTAAACGATCAGTCAAAAAAGGTATGCCTGACGTCATACGTATGATTGATCTTTTTGCCGAGCCTGACCTAGCAAATAGAAAACGTGGTGAAATTATTGGGGCCGTTCAGTTTCAAAAGGGACAGCAGTCCGCTGTTACTGCTAGCGAGATCGGTTCGGATAATCATTTAAGTTACCCTCTTGTAATTAGGGGTCGAGGCATTGGAGTTTTTGATAGCACGGTAAATGTATTAGACGTAATCAAAACTCAGAAAGCAAAGAACCAAGCACTGCGAAGTGCGGAGACTAGCTTCCCTACTTCGTCTGAAGTCGGGTCCGCAGAAGTAACGGCTGGGACCGACACTGGTCCTGAGATAGCTAACATAATCAACGAGGGTAAGACCTTTGAGAATGTTGGTCAGTTAGAGCGATTCATTAGCAAGGTATTTACTCCTATAGCTAGAAAGCTAGGGGTCGATATTGTTCCTAATTATTCAATCACTAGAGCCTTGCAATACAATGTAACGCAGGGCGTTATTGAATACAATCCAGTTGGTATAATTAACAATACTAGCCAGTATCTTACTGCTGGTATGCGCGAGGAGTTAATCCACGCGGCGATGCACAAGGTCCTGATTAACCAGAACAGGGGCAAGAGCAAGGTAGCGGCCTGGACGGACTTCATGACTAAGCTCGGTCAGGATCTTACACAGGATCAAAGACAGGCCCTGTCTGAGGTTTATTTTAATTTAGGTAGCGACATGGAGTTCGGGGCTGAATACAGCAGGGCTGTCATACAGCAGTCCCTCTACGGGGACATCACTGAGGTCTATGCTAAGGGCAAATCATTTGAAAAGATTAAGAAGCTCTTCC